ACCACACCTTTTGGTCCAACAACGGTAGCTACTTGACTTAATTCTTCTGTGTCTTGAATAGCGACTCCTAATGGTTGTGGTTCAGCTGGATATTTTACTACTTGACTTTCAATTGGATTAGAAAATGTTCCAATTTTAATTGTATCAAGAGCTTTTTCTCGTGATTCTTCTATCTCAATTTTGTCAGCTGACTTAGTTTTTTTAATTTGAATTGATTCTTCTATTTGTGCTAAAGCACCACCTTGCTCGTCTAATGGACTTTTTTTAATCTCTGCTTTTAATTTTGTAAGGTCTGGCTTTTCTCGAACATCATACCTAACAAATTTTGATAAGTCAGATGTTGATATTCCTGTGAATTCTTCTTTTATATCAGTCTGTGGTAGTTCAACTTGTATACTTAAATCTGGTGATATATCAATAATTTCTGCTTTTGTTTCTTCAACATCATCTGATACTTCAGGTGGTAATTCTGGATTAACTATCTGTGTGTTGGTTTGATTTTGTTTAACTGTTGTTGCTTCAATTACTGGCGCTGGTTGTTCTACTACTAATTGAGAAACTTGTTCAATAGTTTCAGCTACTGAATTTTTAGTTTGTCCCTTAACCTTAGTTTCGGCTCCACCTACATTTCGAGTTTGTTGTGGTTCTATTCCTATAAATTTTCTTTCGTCTGCCATTAGTATTGCTCGTTTGCTCGTTCTTGTAATGCTCCGTCAGCTAATGCTCTCTCATTTGGGTCAGGGTCATTTAATAATATCTCAATTAATTCTGCTTCTGTGTAATCTAAGAAATCTGTTGCAGCTCCAGCGTCAAGTTGTTGTTGTAGATTTCCACCAAATTCTTCTTCAAATGTATCTACAATGTCTTCATTGTCTGTATCTTCATTACCTGTAATTTTATACATATTTGGAATTATTATTTCTGCTCCAACCATATTTTGAGTGAACCCTCTATCCTTTTCATCTATATCAAATTCTAAAAGATACTGGTCTCTTTGATGAAATTTTATTGCTCCTGCTCCATTTATAGTAAGTGGTTTGTATTCTATCAATTGATTGATTTCTTTGAAGTCAGTTCTATATTCTTGATTTGTAACTTTTTCATCTATTTCAATTTTCATTTCTGTTCTGTCAGGAGAAGTTTCTGTTAAGACATATTTTAAATCTCTTGGAAAAAGTTCAACTTCTTCAACTCTATCTTGTTGTTGTGTTTTATCATCATTAAACTTTGTGTAGTATCTTCTTACACCATTGATATTTTTTACTTGATAATTTCCTGTCCAAACTTGTCCGTTTCCGTCTACCAATATTGTTCTTTCTCTACCTGCTAATCTTCTTAAAAATTTATAAACTACTTTATATTCTCCTTCAGTTAGTCCCATATCTCTAAGGTGTTGTCCAATATTAATGTCAATAAAATTACCACCATTTTCAAGTTCTACTTCACCCAATGATAAAATTTTTGTTCCTAATAAATTGGCATTATCTGCTGATGTAGAGTCTGGTGAATAAACGTGAAGAACAATAAAATCATTTAAAGTATCTCTACCAAAACTACTATACACTCTTTTTTGGTCAAAATATGTATTTCTCTCTGCTTGTGTAAATCCGTATTCTCTCATTACTCGTTCGCGTCTTTCTTAGTTTTATCTTTAATATATGGAAATCCAAGTTCTAACCATATTTCTTGTCCACGTCTTATTCTATATATATGATTTTCAATTACCTCATCATATGTAAAATTCTTTAAATCTCTTTTTGCTCTACTATATCTACTTTTTTTACCAAAGACTTTATCTTTCAGTTTTAGTTTCCAATTTACAACCTTTCTTTTTTTATTAAGTCTAAAATCTTCCCAACCGTCAGCGTTTTTTCCACCTTGGTTTGCTTCTTCTTTAAAGAAGTCTAATATTTTGTTATGTAGTAATTCAGTTGACATAAGTGGTGTATAACTTTCATCAAAATATACATTTACAAATTGTATTAAGTAATCTCTTAAAGTTGCTTGAAACTGAACTTCGTCTTCTGTGCCTTCATCAGTATCACCATTATCATCAGTATCACCATTATCATCTTCCTCTGGTTGAAAATAATATGTAAACGAATTGTCTAATTCGCCTGTAAAGAATTGTTGTTCGTTTAGTATTCTGACATTTTGGAAGTCTGCTTCTGCTGATGAAGATACATTAGTGGTGCTTTGATAAGAAACTAACTTTCCATCTTCATCTCGTAATGGTTTATTCGCATCGGCTGAACCTGATAATTGTTGTTTGGCTCTTAAATCTCTAATGTTATTCTCAAACTCTATTAAATCACTATCAAGTTGATTTCTGTAAAAGTCTGATTTAAGTTTTGCTTCTTCAAGTGAATATGGCATTTTATTACCTCACTACTCTGAAATCAAATTCATCATCATAGTAGTTTTCTTGTTCATCTGTTGTTCCACTTCCACTAACTATTTTGATACAAAAACGATAATTTCTTTCCGCTTGTAATCCGTTCATCCACAAATTAAAGTAATTACTTGTTGAATCACAACTAATTTTAGAACCTGTTCCAAATGGAATAATTACCTCTTCTGTTTCTGCGTCAAGAACTGAATAGAAAGCTGAAGCGCTTGGTAAGTATTTGATTGTTAATTCGGCTGGTGTTGCAGCAAAAGTGGTGGTTGGATATAATTCCCTACCCACTATTCTTAATTTAGTTTTTGAACCCTCTTTATATTCTGTTCTTAAATTTTGAAAATAAACTTTCAATCTTTCTAAATTTGTAGAAGTTAATGGTGATAAACTTCCTGTTGACCAAGAACTATCGTCCCACATAACTTCCAATTTAGGTGGATAGATTGTATGTGTTTCTCTTGAAAAGTATTGTAAATTTCCTAAACGAGTTGTGCTACTTTCATCTTTTGTTGTATCGCTACCAGGATTAAATGAAAAATCTCGTGAACCTGTGTATAGTGATTCCCTTTTAACTAAAAAGCCCCTGTTTGGAAATAAAGATGAAGAATAAATGTGTAATTTAACTAAATCTGTTATATCTGCTCTAACATCTTTTTTATCAAATGTTAGTTGATATGATGAACTAACTGTTAATCCTGTGCCTTGACTACCTGTCCACCAAGAACCACCATCAGTCAATACTGAACCTGTTACCCAAGGTGTTTCGTTTTCGTGGTCTCTATATTGATAACTTACTCCATTTTGAGTTACTGGATTGTGGTCAAGTTTTCCTGAACCTTGTTTCCAATCACTACCACTAACCATATACACAAATACATTTTGTTCTGCTTCAACTTCTTCTGATGTTGCGTCAAATAAATTTAAATAATACTTTGCCGTAGAAGGAATTCTTCCGTCTTGTATGGATTGTGATATGTAAGACAAATCAAAGTCAATTAATATTCTTGATATATTTCCAATCGTTCCGTCATCATTTACTACTTTGTTGATTTCTAATATTTCGTCTTGACCAGTATTGATAGAACTTGTTGTTCCACCTGAATAAATTGTTGCGTCTCTTTTTCCAAACTCAAAATAATGCATTACATATCTCCTACTACTCTACCCTCAATGTCTGTATTGGGGAATTTAATTTCAAATATCGCTGGGTCCATTGATGGATATATAACTCCGTCTTTTGTGGCTGCTTGTAAATCATAAACATTACCACTATAACCACCCGAAACTAAGTGTTTATTCTCAATAACTATTAAGTCATTATTAGGATTATTATCTTGTGGTGGAACTACCGATACCACTCCGTCCACTAATGAAATCTGATATGCCAAATCACTTAGTATGATTGGTTGGTTAATTTGCCACCTCTCAACTCTAAAAAATTCTCTAACTCTTGCTATTGCTTTTCTTAACACAACATTTGCATTCGCTCCTCTTTTAGTAGTGATTGCAAATCTCACTCCAACATTAATAACATATCCGTCTTTAATATTGATAGCGTCTGTTAATATTCTATATTGTGAAAGGTATGTTTTTAAATTTCTTTTGACCGCTGTATTTAGTGCTACAAGTTTTCTATTGGTGTCATATCCTAAACAATATAAGTTTAACGCTAATGGATTTGGTATTACATTATCATTTTTAACTTGTCTTATTTCTCCATCAATAACTTCTAATTGTCCTGGCTCTAATTGTTCATCTTGAACAATATACGCCTTTGCTATATTACCAAACTTCTGTGGTAAATTATAACATCTTGTAATGTAGTCTTGTCTCGTTACTGCTCTATTTTGTGCGTTAAAATAAGCTCCTGCATTTTGTTTTATTTCTATAATGTTTTCTCCACTTGAACCACCAGAAGAAGGTAAGTCATTAAATACTCTTAAACTTTGTTCTGATGTTGTAGCATTGGCTTGATTTAAATTAGTTTTGTCTAATGTATAAGTTAATCTATTGAACCTTGTAATGTCGTTTGAAGGAACATTGTGCTCAATCGCACCACCATAAGTGTATTCAACGGTAAGTGTAGTATTGTTTGGTGCCAATCCAAATGTTTGTGTTTTTAAGAAATTACTTGGGTCAAAACTTTCGTCTAATCTTGAAACACCAAATCCTAAAGCAGAACCTACATTATCTGGATTTGGAATTAAATCTTCATCTGCATTATCACTAACACCTGCTCCAAATCTCAATTCCATTTTATCATCTTCTGTAACATAAGTTGTAAATCTTCTTGCTGTTTTAATTAATTTTAACAAATAAGGTGTATCATTTTGATATGTTGATAAACTCGGGTCATTTAGTGAAGTATTTTCAACACTATCAAAAACTGTATCTTGTGCTAAGAAAGGAACCTCATAATATTTGTTATTGTTACTATCAACTACTGAAATAACTTCTGTTGGTTTTGCGTTCTTTAAAACTATCTTATCAAACTTTTTAGCACTTGTAAATGAGAAAGTTTCAATTGCTCTCTTGCCAGATTGTGCTAAAACTTTTTTTCTTAGTCTAAAATTAGTAGGAACATTTCCTGTTGCTGGTTGTAGAGTTTCTACTTCCATTGGGTCTAATGAACTTGATACCTTAAAGTTTACCGCATCTAATAAATTAAATTCTACTCCGTTTCCTGCTAATACGGTACTATTTGCTTCTACAACACCTGCAAAAGTCAAATCTGGTTTTGAAACTGCGGAAGCTCCTGTGCCAGTTGTAGTTGCAGGAACATCAACTTCAACGGTTAATTCTACGGTCGCTGGTGTTGCTAACTTTGGTTTATACCCATATGATTGTGCAATAGACAATATATTCTTTTTTTCTTCTGCGTGTTGTAGCATTGTTTCTCTAAACTGATTATCTACATAGTAATTCAACACATCTCCAACATACGCTGCCATTTCAATAAACATCATACCTGGTGATGCCTCATTAAAATCATTGTATGAATTAGGAAAGTAAGTTTTAGCAAACTCAATAAGATTTTGTCTTATATCAGAAAAATCTCTACCAAGATAGCTAACTTCTTTACTAACTACTTTTTTACTTGTTCCGTAATCTATTTCTTTTGCCATTTATGTTCTCCAACTTCTAATAACCATACATTTCATTCATAGTAAATTGTAGTAGTAATGAATCAAACACATCAGGTTGTAGTGATACTGAAAATTCTATTTGAATATTTAATTGATTACTATCATCAACTGCATTACTTACAAATACATCATTTATTATAATGTAAGGTAATTGTTTAGCAACTGCTTCTCTAATAATCTCGTCAGATTTATTTGATATCTCAACTATATTTTGGTCAAATAAGATATCAATAAGGTTACAACCGAAATCTGGCTGTCCAACCCTCTCACCAGGTGTGGTGAGTAACAAATTTCTTAGATTGGATTTTGCTTGTTCTAATACAGTTTTTGTTTGATTAAATAATCTTCCGTCAACATTGAATCCAAGTGGAAATCCAATTCCAACATATCTATCATCATCACTATCTATTGCCTTTACAGCGTCTATGTATGCTTGTCTATTCATTTATTATGGTCTGAAGTTTTCTTTCTTTTTATTTATTGCTTTCATTAGTCCAGAATAATCACGAGTTAATGCGTTTTGAACACCTTCTGGCACTTGGTCTACTGATACACCTGCTTTCTTGATTGTGTCCACTGCTGCCATCTCTCGTGCTTTTTCTTTATTACCACCCATACCTAAATCTCCGTATCCTAATACTTCTGCCATATTGTCAGAACCTAAAACACCACCGCCCAATGTTGGATATTCATCAACTTCTGATGTTCCTAATGGTTTGGTGTTGTTCAATACTTCATTTAACGCTTTGTTTTTTGAATATTGTTTTTTAGTTTTTTTGACAACCTTTTTAGGTGTGGGTTTAGAAATCGTTTCTGATAATTTGATTTCTTCTTTTTCATTAATAAATATCTCACTCAGTTGTTTTTTTACTTCTTTGCGGACAACTAATTCAATAATATTTTTTAATTTGCTTTTGTTCATTTTTACTCCTGTTTTGTTAATTTTAAAATCTTTCCAAATGATTTCATAGTTTTTAAATCATCTTTACCTGTTCCTGCTTCTGCTAAATAGTTTTCAATAGCAGCAAATACTCCATTTTCTTGTGCGCTTTCTATGTCTTTACCACTAACACTTTTATCTTGTGCGATAGATAAAGCATCATTAGCTCCTGGTATTTTACTTAACTCTTCTTCCC